ATGAACATTATTAAAGCAACCTATGGTGGTGTAGACTGTACTAGCATCATTCAACTAAAAGTGAAAAATGACAAGCTTATAGTTAGGGCTGATAACAATATTATTGGAGATCCTGCTGTTGGTTCAGTCAAAACTTTAAATGTCACAATAGAGTTCAATGGTGAGATGATAACTGAATCTGTACCTGAAGGAATTTTATTGATTTTTCCTAAAACGAAGAGCAATAAATTAGGAATATTTTATTCAAATAACAATAATTCTAAAATATTTCCTGCTATACAAGCTTCTTTAGAGTCTATAAGAGTGGCAGCACTTGATAAGGCTGATATAATGACATGTATGTGGCAAAGTGAGCCAAAGAATCCGTTCCCAGAATATCTAGCATGGACAAAAACATCATCTCATTTGAATCAATTGTTGCAGATAATGCAACTTTTGTATACAGCTAGAGAAGTTGGTGTATACGATTATGTTTCTTTTCTAGAACATGATGTTCTTTATCCTGAAGGATACTTTGATTTTCCTGAATTTGAACATGGTATGGTTTATACAAACATGAACTATAAAGGAATTAACAAAGACGGATATCAACCACTTGGACAAAGAGATGAACCATTTCATCAAATGACCATGAGATTTAATGATGCTATAAAACATTGCGAATCTATTTTACCAAATGCATTAGTTACAAACAATGGTAATATAGAATCCGATAGTGTTGTTAGAAAGCAATGGAAATGTAAGAATTCAGCAATACATATAAATCATGGATTGCATTTCACTTCTCATTATAATGTCTATAGGAGATCATTCAAAATGGCAACACTTGTTTGAGTAAATAAAAAAGCCCCTCTTAATTGAGGGGCTTTTATTATTTTGATAAGCGTTTCTGCTTCATAGGCCATTGAGGACTCTTTAGACGAAGCTTTGTGTCAGCTTCCTTCATATAATTATCCTTTGGTCTAGGGTTATTAACCTTAGGAGCCTTTTTAGGTTTACCTGATTTCATTATTTACAACCGTATTTACACTTACCACCCATCATCATCATCTTGCTAGCTTTACCACCATTCTTCTGATAACCCATTTTGTTTCTAACAGCTGTAGGAAGTTTAGAAAGACCTTTTTGATCAGCAGCTACAGGTTTTAAAGAACCACCAGATTTCATTTTCTTCTTAGGAGCAGATTTCTTAGGGGTGATGTATGGTCCTTTGGTTACAGCTGATTTAGGAATCATCTTACCAGGATTCATTTCACTTTCAACTGAATCTACAGCAGCTTTCTTTTTAGCTACAGGTTTACCCATTTGGGCTTTTGCAATCTTTGCCATAATTATTTCTTTTTAGATTTTACTACTTTAGCACCAACTTTTGCTTTCTTAGAAGCTGATTTCTTTACAACCTTCTTACCATATTTAGCTTCGTTAACATCCCTATCACCACCAAAGAAACTTTGACTTCCTTTCTTTTCACCTCTTACACCAGGAGCAGTTGATTGTGGAACAGTTTTCTTAGCAGCGGTTTTTATTCTTTCACCAATCCTTTTTACTCTGCCTTCTTCCTCATCTTCTTTAGTTATCTTATAACTTTTTCCTCTTCCTCCTGAAGTGCTAGCACCTATAGAAAATTTAGGAGAACCAGATGGTCTACATTTACCACCAGCACCTGGAGGACATTCTATATCACCACCTTCACGATACTTTTTTGCTTTCTTAACAGTAGCCATGATGTTATTTCTTTTTAGCTTTAATTTTCTTTTCTTGCTTTAACATTTGTGCTGTGGGTTTCTTTCCAGATCCTTTATTAGCTCTGATGTTGTCCCAAAGTCCTCTTTGAGATGTAGATCCATCAGCACGTTTCATCATCACCTTACCACCAGTCTTCATTTTCTTAGACTTAACAGATGCTATAGAATCTTTCTTTGCTTCCTCTTTAGCTTTTCTGGCAATCTCTAATCTTTGTTTTCCTGTAGGAACTGACTCAAATTTACCATTTGAATAGATACTACCCATCTCTTTATCTCCCATACCCTTTTTTACAAGAGCAGAACCTATTGCTTCTTGTTTAGAAGCAAACTCTTTTTTTCTATTAGACTCTTTCATTAAAGAATCAGCTTTAGCACCATTCTGTGCTTTCTTAACTTTCTTTACAGTTGCCATGTTTTTATTTTAATAGGTTAGCAATTCCATTTTTTAAGTGCCAGTGATTTTCTAGTAGGTTTACCGTTAGGTTTTGTCATAGGCAAGCAGGTGTTTTACCACCATTCTTAAGAACGTCTTTTCCTACATAAGCTTCTGCTTTCTGTGGATTGTACACTTTGTTCTTAGGTATTCTAGCCATGTTATTTACCTTTACGGGCTTTAGCAATTTTATAATTTATTAATCTAAGAGATTTAGGATCATCTGTGTGTTGTAAAGCGTGACAGTTTAAACAAAGTGTAATTCCATTATTAAAGTCAAACTGTAATTCTGGAAACTTGCTTCTATGTTTCATATGATGAGCTTCTAGAATAGTTCTGTCAGTTTCTCCACATAATTGACAGGTGTACCCATCTCTTTCTTTAACTTTTACTGCCCATTGTTTAAGAGCAAGTTTGATACTTTTATCATGTAAGTGCTCTTTCCACTCATAATGATTACTACCTCTATTAAACTGATCAGCGCATGATTTAGAACAAAATGAGTTACCTGATTTATTTCTGTAAGCTTTAAAATCTTTTCTTTTAAAGTCTTTTTTACAAAAAGTACATTCAAGATTTAAGATTTCTGCAGAATCATCTTTTCCTTTACAAGACATGCTGCAATACTTAGCATCTTTATTCCATTCTTGAACTTCAAATTCTTTATTACAATGCTTACAATTTAAAGTAAGTCTCTTTCTTCTAGCTGCTTTAGCACAATCATATCCACAATACTTTCTATTTTTAGCACCAAGATATAATTTATTACAATGTTCACATATCTTTTCTACAGCTTTATACATTTACTTCTTCTTAGACATTGCTTTGAAGGTTTTTGCTAAATTGTAACGTTTAGAACCAGGTTTACACTACCATAGGAGCTTTCTTTCCTTTAGCACCAACACCTGCAGAGATGTTTTTAGCTTTTGACATTGCTTTTGCCATTATTTAGATTTTTTATATTTGTAATCAGGATTATCCTTGTGCCATTTCTTTGTAGCAGCTACACCTTCTTTAACAGTTTTAGCTTTACCCTTTTTGGTGAGATTGATTGTGTCCCATTGACCCTTGTCTTTTGTGGGATGGTTTACAATTATGTCTCCTTTGGTAGCTTTACTACTCTTTTTAGCAGCTTTATAAACTACATGCTTCTCTCCACCAGCTTCAACTGCCACCTTCCCACCATCTTTGAGAGTGGATCCTTTGTATGGTCCTTTCTTCTTAATCAAGGGACCATTAGGAACAGGTGTTACGTTACGCATCTTTGGAGAAGATTGCAATAGTTTTTTAATTGTAGCCATTATTTTTGAGATTCTATCAAGCAAATTGAACATAGTCCGTCTTTATCTAATTCTTTTATATGTATACCGCAGAAGTTCATGTTTATAATGATGAAGAACTTTCTTCTATAGATTCCACAACTTGACCTGATTCTACTGCTCTAGCTAAAACATTTTCAATTGCTTCATTAGCTCTCTCAACCATCATGATTTTTTGAGCTTCTGGTGTAGAAAGAACAGCACGGAAAGCGTTCAATATTGTACCAAATTCTGCTCCAGAAAGAAGGAATTCATCATTTGGTGTCCATTTGTAGGCTTTGTTCCTGTCGTAAGATGATTGTGACATATATTTAATTTTTGGTTTTAGGGGCGAATATAGATAATAAATTTGGAATTACCAAATTTATTTTCTATATGGAAATATCAAACACAATTGTTGCACTGCTCTTGATACTCTTGCTGAGGTTGAGCTGTATTTGTAACATATTGTGGAACTTTAATAGCTCTTCCAATAGCATGTCATTGTACATTGGTAGCGAAGGTGCTAGACGGAAATGTAGAGAATTAGGATTCTTTGTTATTTCCAATGTAGAAAGCTCATCTACAGAATCAATGATTCCCTGAAGATGTGCCAGATAAGCTAATTCATTATCTGGCATCACTTGTGGGAAGAATTTTGTTTGTACTTGCATTAACTAAGTGTAAGTAGGTTTCTTAATTCAGCATTTCTTTTTAAAAGAGTTTGTCTTATGTCCTCTTTCTGTTTTTCAGACATAGGTCCTTTCAATCTTCCTTTAGTAGCATTGCTTAATTTTTTTCTAGTTTCTTCAGAAGGTGAGAATGTTTTAATTCCCTTATTCCAAGGAATGTTACCTTTCTTAGATGTAGAAAGTTTTTCACGACTTTCTTTAGACCACTTAAATCCAAAATTACTTTTTGCCAATGGGCAACTATTGTAACCTTTTCTAAATGTATCTAGAATATTTAACCAATACTGCTCAATTTCTGTTGTGATTTCTATAGGACACTCATCGATAATATCAAACTCTATACTGGTTACGCCATGTTTGTTAAAAGCATTCTGTAGTTTTAGAGAATGATGATTTCCCTTTAAAAGTTTATACAAGTGAGCGTACAACCTATAATGAAAACCGTCTCTAGAAGTTTTATTAATTAGTAACTTACAACTTCCTACGTAATGTTTATTGTTAATAGTTATAATATATACACCACATTTAGAATTAAGTTCTTCAGTTGTATAATTATTACCAATGACAATATTTATTGCTTCTTTGGCTGTCATAATTAACTGAGTGTCAATAGGTAACGTACCTTAGCCGCTTCTCCAGAAAGAGAATCAGCAAGATTACATACATCGTGATATGAATTTGCTTCACCATAGTCTTTCAGGCTAGAAGCAAATGACATCAGTTCACTAACTACAGAAGCAGCAGGCATTGCTGTTAAAGGATCAATTTTATAAGCACTAGGACGTTTCCCTGTATATCCCATAATCTTTTCAATCAATCCATCTTTGAAATCATGTACATAATCGTACAATCCTCCAAGAGCTTGATGTTCTGCATAACTGCTTGTCTGCCAATGCAATAGATGCAATTGTTCATGAAAAAAACTGAGCTTTGCTGCGATGGTTTCAAGAGTCATAGCTCCTCCAGACTTTGACATCATGTCTTCTGGAAATAGGGATTTTGCCATTTTATGTTTGTTTTATGTTTTAGTTTGTTGATACACTCCAACCTTTAGCTATAAGATTATTCTTAGCAGTAATTCCTGCTCCTGTTGGAGCTGCATTAGTTCCACCATCCAATCTACAATCTCCATTCAATTGATCATTATTGTCTAAGTCTATTAATATATTATTTACAGAAGTTTCTGTTAGTGAATTCGCACGAAATCTCACATCTATTAATCCTGTAAATGCTCTAAAGTTTGATATATTTGTTAATACTGCTCCCATTATAAATTGTTTTAATCGTTAATTTCTGCATCAATTTGTATAAGTCTAGATGGAGTGGTTACACATATAGTTCCGCTGAATAAACCAGGATTTGGAAATGTGTGATTGTAATTGTATCTAAAATCGTCTGAAGGAAGTGAAATCGGATCAACCTCACCATCTCCCCACGTTATTGTTCCTGTTAATTCAGATTTACCATTTTTTGGTATTCTATCTCTAAGGACAAGACTTCCTGGTACAACCTTACCGTTGTAATCAAATCTCTCGTATGCTTTTAGTATTCTTTTGTTGCTCATTGTTTATTGTTTATTATCCTCCACAGTAAATATACATCTCTAATGTTCCAACAGGACATAGGCTATTTGCAATTTCTTTTTTCATATCAAGTTGAATGGTTCCGCTATTAGGAGCAGACCACACTCCAAGAAAACCATATTGAGCATTTAACCCAGCTATAACTTCTGTAAGTAGTACGCCATAAAAAACAGAAACTGACATGAGTTGAGTTTCACCACACCAAAATGTAAAACCTTCAAAACAAACTTCACCAGGATTTTCTCCTGCAGAAATAGTTCTTGTAAGAGTCACTGAAGGATTGCAACATTCGTATGCAGGAACTTCCACCCATCCTCTTCCTTTGGGCATATTTCCTCTAAGGACAAGACTGCCAGGACTTATCCTACCAGTGTCATCATAGCGAAGATATGCTTTCAGTAATCTTTGATTACTAGCCATTGTTTAGAATTTAAGAAGGTATAACCTGAAATGACATTGTTCCTGTTGGACAATACAATGCTTTTACAGAATCTGGAACTGTCAACTTGATACTACCATCAGATTGTCCAACAAAATAACCAAACTGGTTTGTAGGATTGTCATTAAGTAATGCAATTAGTTCATTTAAGTCATTAGCTTCTTCGTAAATAAACTCAGATATAACAATTGTACCATTGCATGAAAATGCAAATTGAATGTTAATAATTGGATATGACTCAGGAGTGTAAAACAATTCTGTGCCATTGCAACACAAATATGTTTGCACCTCTTTCCATGAACCCACCTTGGGCTTATTCTTTCTAAGGATGGTTGAAGAGGGAACGATCCTTCCTGAACCATCAAATCTTGCGTATGCTTTTAAAAAGCGTTTGTTACTGGCCATAATTTATATTGTATTTATTTTTAACATTAAACATTTTCTGTAGATAGTAATGATTACAGAGTTGTTTGCTCTTTTCATTATTCAAAACATCGATTAGATGAGGATCTAAGAAAGGACTTTTGTTATTGTGGTAGAGTCCTTTATAGAATACAGGTACATCTCCTTGATAGTTAGATGCTATTCCTGCGTTATGTAGGATGGTTACACGGTCTAATTTTTTAATATTATCTGTGCTCCATGCAAATTCCATTTCAGGAATCACTTTAGTTTCTTGTTCTCTAAGCCAGAGGTTCCATAACACAGCCCACATATCTGCACACCATGATTGATAACCCTTGTTT